ATTCAGTCGCTTGCATTCCGGCAGACGTTGGAAAACGGCGATGCCTTCGCCCTCATGACTCGTTTCAGGCGCGGCCTTAACCCTTACCTGCTAAAAATACAACTTATTGAAGGCGACCGCGTAACCAACAAAAACAATTTAAGCAACACAGCCCTGCTTTCCGGCGGTGTTCAGAAAGACACAAGCGGCGCACCGCTTTCTTACCACGTTTTGAGGCAGCATCCCGGCGCGGTTTATCAAAGCGGGTTTGAATGGGATATCCTGCCCGCGTTCAACAACAAAACCGGCCTCCGCAATGTAATCCACCTTTACAACGTCTTGCGTCCGGGCCAGTCCCGCGGCGTCCCTTACCTTGCGCCGGTTATCGAATCACTTAAGCAACTGGAACGCTACACAGAGGCGGAGTTAATGGCGGCGGTTATCTCCGGCATGTTCACGGTATTCGTTGAAACGGAAACAGGACAAAACCTGCCGATCCCGGCGTTTAGCCCGGTAACCGAAACATCAGCGACCAGCTCAGATGAAGATTACAAGCTCGGAAACGGGGCCATTGTCGGTCTTGCGCCCGGAGAAAAAATATCGACGGCGAATCCGGGGCGGCCCAATGAGTCTTTTGACCCATTTGTGACCGCCATATTGCGTCAAGTCGGCATGGCGCTAGAAATCCCGTATGAAGTGCTGATCAGGCATTTCTCATCATCTTACAGTGCAAGCAGGGCGGCACTCTTGGAGTCATGGCGTTTCTTCCGGTGTCGGCGGGCATGGTTGCAGCAGCATTTTTGCCAGCCGGTTTATGAGAATTGGCTGACGGAGGCCGTGGCTTTCGGGCGCATCAAAGCCCCAGGATATTTCGACGACATCAAAACACGGCAGGCATATTGCGGCACGATCTGGATAGGCGACGCGCCCGGACAGATTGATCCGATGAAAGAAGTCAACGCATCAGAAAAGAGGCTTAACCTCGGATTGTCAACGCTGGATGAGGAAACGGTTTTGCTGACCGGCGGAGACTTTGAGCGCAACTATCCGCGCATCTTGAAGGAACGCAGGCTCATGGAAGCGGCGGGCATGTGGCAGACGGTACAGGCGGCCAACTCACCCGCTCCCACGCAAGATGAGTCAGGCAAGGAGGATGATCTTGAAGATACTTGATATTTTAACGTCGCCCTGGGCCATACAGCCCGATAAAATGCAGGAAATCCGCAATATATATCAGACGCATCTTCGCGGGGATAAGATCGACATCAAAGCCATTAACGCCGCTTCACCGGCCATGAATATGTATGGAGTCAAAGACGGAGTGGCCATTATCTCCATAGATGGCGTGCTGACGAAAACAAGATCGTTTTTCTCTTCATTATTCGGCGGTTCGTCAATGCGCGACATCGGAAATCAAATAGATATGGCCATGAACGACGCTGAAGTTCACAGTATCATCCTCGCCATAGATTCTCCTGGCGGAACGGTTGACGGGACGCAGGAGATTGCCGCAAAAATCGCTTCATATCGCGGGCAGGGGAAGAAAATCGTCGCCGTGGGCGATGGGATTATGGCGTCAGCGGCCTATTGGATAGCCTCCGCCGCCGATAAAATTTACATTGCCAATGAAACGACATCCGCAGGCTCGATTGGCGTGGTTGCTACACACGTTGATGTGTCCGAGCAGGACAAGCAGTTCGGCGAAAAGTGGACGGAAATCACCGCCGGGGCATATAAGCGCATCGCATCCAATCACGCGCCGCTTACCGTTGACGGGCGCGAATATATCCAAGCACAAGTCGATCATATTTATTCAGTTTTCGTTCAATCCGTAGCGTCCAACAGGGGAAAGGCATCGGTTGATGACATTCTTCCGGCGGCGGACGGCAAAATATTTATAGGTCAACAGGCCGTGGACATTGGCCTCGTTGATGGCATCCAAAATATCGAAGTTACAACATATCAACTTTTGAAGGAGGTCAAAATGACCAAAGACGAATTGCAGGCAAAACACCCCGAATTATTCCAATCCGTCGTTGAAGAAGGCCGGTCGGCTGCTCACAACGAAGGGATCGAAGTCGGGAAAAAGCAGGGTTTTGATGACGGCATAAAAGTGGGCGCAGAGGCAGAACGCGCCCGGATTATGGCGATTAAGAAACTTCCGTGCGCCGGAAACGAAAAGATCATCGAGGATGCCATCGCCGACGGCATCAGCACTTCCGGGGAAGTAGCGGAAAGGATCGTTCTTGCCGGGAAAGCAAGGCAGGAAGCGCAGGCACAGGCAATGGTTGACGAGGCAGTTTCCCCCGTTCCGCCTGTTCAGTCAACAGAATCAGCGGACACGTTTGAGGCGGCGGTTGACCGGCTCATGAAGGAAGGGCTTTCACGCGGTAAGGCGATTATGAAAGTCGCAACGGAACACGAAGATTTGCACAAAGACTATTTAAAGCGCATCAACGCAAGATAGGAGGACTAAAGATATGGCAACAGTTAAAGAGATCAAAACATTTATTGCCGGTGAAGATTTGGCGGCTCACAGACGGGTTAAGGTTATGACCGCATCACCCGCGACCACCACTGACCCGCCTGAAGTGGTTTATGCTGACGCCGGTGAAGATTATATCGGTGTCACCGAATACGCAGCGACCGACGGAAACGAAGTCGCCTGTAAACTAAACAACTATCCCGGCACGATCGAAATGGAATGCACTGTTGACTCGGCCATTGCCAGAGGGACGGTCCTTTATGGCGCCGCGGATGGTAAAATCTCCGATGGTTCGTCTGGATCGGCTCAGGGCATTGCCGTTGAAGCCGCTGGCGCATCTGGCGACGTGATTGAAGTTTGTCCGTGGGGTGTGAAATCCACTTCAGCGGCCAACGTATCGATTGACGACGCAGGAAAGATCATCACAGGAACGAACGTTGAAACGGCTACACAGGAAATCATGACTGGTATCAAGACCGCTCAATATACCATCGTTCCTGACAGAATCAGCAAGGAAGACGGGACGGCTCTGACCGTTTACGCCGCATCTCCGGCCAGTGTGGGAATTGCACAGATTTCCGCAAAGTCTTCCGTCATTCAGTGGGCGGCCAACGCCACGCCCGATGACATTGTGGCTCATTTCATCCTGCCGCAGGATTACGACGACAGTGCAGCCGCCGTTCTTCATTTGCTCGGATGCCCCGCCGCCGCTTCCCCGGCCAACACTCCGACCTTCACCGTCGAGGCTTATTTTGACGTGGTTGGCGCGGCTGTATCCGCTGATACGAATTGCGGCGGAACGTCCGGCGAATTTGCCGCATCCACCAACTTGCAGGAAAAGACGCTGTCAATCGCTCTGGGCGACACGCCCGTGGCTCCGACCGCTTTGACGCTGGTATTGCACCCGACCGATGGCGAACTGAGCGATGTTGACTTTTATCTGGCCGGCATCTGGCTGGAAGTTACCCGCAAGTGCTTGACCGCATAAAAAAACTTTTAGGAGGACACACAAATGGCAAGACCTACATCTGGGACAACCGATTTACGCACCGACCTTGCGTCGCTGGCGTATGAATATTACATCAATGCGGCTGATAGGGGCTTTATCGGCCTCGAACTCATGCCCGTTTTTCAGGTGACTGAAAAGTCGGCATATTACCCGAAAATTCCCATTGAATCTTTGCTGAAAATGCCCGCAGTCAAACGCGCTCCGCGTGCGAACTATCCGCGCTCGGATTGGCAGTTTGAAACCGGCACATACACATGCGAAGAGTACGGCTGGGAAGAGCAGATCGATGATGTTGAATCCGCTCTCTATGCTCGTTATTTTGACAGCGAAGTCGTCGCAAACGCCCGCGCCGTCGACATCCTGTTACGAGCACAGGAAAAACGCATCGCGGCGGCGTTGTACAACACCAACAACATCACCAACACGGCAGGCGTAGGAACGGAATGGTCAACAGTAGCTACCTGCACGCCGCTGGCAGACGTAGAAACCGCGAAAGAAGCAATGCGGGCCGCGAGCGGACTTGTGCCGAATGTCATGGCCATGAGCATCAAGGTTTTCAACAATCTCGTAAGAACAAAGGAACTTCTTGATGCTTTCCGTTACACGAACCCGGTTGAAACGGGAACGCGAGAGGCCAAAAGAAACCTGCTGGCGCAGTATTTCGGCGTCGATAAGGTTCTGGTTGGCGGCGCGATTTACGACAGCAAAAAGAAGGGCGCAGCGTTCACCCTGGCCGACATCTGGGATGATGAATATGTCCTGTTGGCTAAAGTCGCAATGGGTAATGACCTGCGCGATCCGTCTCTGGGCCGGACGTTCCTGTGGACTGGCGACTCTCCCTCGAACCTGAACGTTGAAAGCTATCGTGAAGATCAGACCCGCAGCAATATCATCCGGGTCCGTCATAACGTGGATGAGGCGTTTGTGTTCACCGGAGCTGGTTATCTCATGAGCAACATCACCGCTTAATCGTTTCCCCTCCCCTGGCTGCCGTCTTAGGGCGGTGGCTGGGGAAGAAACGGAGGAAAAATGTACGATCAAATCAAGAACAGCATCGAAGGAAAAGAAGCCGCAGACGGCCCGCAGACAATATCGCTTGAAGGCTCTGAATATATGACCCGGCATCAGATAACAATCGAAGTGCCGTCAACTCCGTCTGCTGGTTATCTTAAAATAGAGATGCGTCAGTCTGGGGCCAGCGTGTTCATGGAGATTGAAGGCTCGCCGGTGTTGCTGACCGGGCTTTCACAGGATATTTCAAAAATCCTGACCATTGAGGCCTTGGTGGGAACGCTACGGTTTACGCCAACGCAGACACTCGACACGACATACAGCGTTTATGTTCACAGTGTGAGGTAATTATGAGCGACGCGCCGACATTGATCAACCCAGAAGCCGCCGACGTTTACCTTGTGCCAGCTTACGCGGGTGAGACAACGGAGCGGCCTATCAGAGACGAAGAAACGCGCCTGTTAAGGGATGAAATGGGGATACCAATTACGACCGAGGATATATGGGATTAAGGACACAGCTCAAGACAGACCTGGTTAATATGTTCGCCACAATGGGCGAGCTGGCCACGTTTACGCCCGCTACCGGCTCGGCGGTGAGCTGTTATGTTCTTTTATCTGTTGCGGTTGATATGCAGCCTGACATTGACACGCAATCATGGATGACCGGCAAAACCATTGAATGTCTGTTTGCTGATATTGGCCGCGCACCGGAAAGAGGTGAGACGTTTCTTGTTGATAGCGTGACTTACACAGTCGCATCGGTAATTGAGAATGATGGACTGACCGTTAAGATGGCGGTGAAATAATGTCCACAATCAGAGAACTCATTATTCTGGAATTAATCGCCCGCGCCGCCGTTATCAAGCCGACGACCTACTCCACGAGCGTCGGCCTGAAGGCATATCGCGCCCGGACTAAAGTGTCACCCGGCGAAACGCCCTGCGTCAACATCATCCCGCAGGTTGAGACGGCGACCTACATGCACGGACAAGTGAAACACATCATGCCGGTTAAAATAGACGGATTGGCCGCTTTCGGAACGACTGACCCGTCGGTATATTCAGAAATGATACTGGGCGACCTGATTAAGTGCTTTACCTCGCAGACTTGGGACAGGCGCAGACCAAAGGCCACGTCGCCGGTAACATACGATCCTCCTTATGCGGAAAGCATCATTTACACTGAAGGCGGGCTGGGAAACCCGACGGAAGAAAATGAACTTGTGACCGGGGCATCCATCGGCCTCATGGTTACATATTGGACAAAGATTGGAGATCCATCGGCACAATGAAACCGCTGATTGTGATAGGGGCCGCGCCCTGTCTCAATGAGGACATGGAAAACGCGCCACAAGCTGAATACGACTACATGGCAATAGGATTGGACGCGGTTGACAAATATCTTGGAAGGATTGAGTTTATGGCAACGTTTCACCCGGATGAAATACCAGCGATCAAAGAACGGCGCAAAGCCTCAGGGGGGAATATTGACTATAAGGTGATTAAGCATAACGCCGCCAATGATACGCATGAGGCCGATTATATCATGGAATATTGGAAGCCAACCGGATCATCTGCACTTTTGGGAGTTCAAGCCGCTTTGGGGATTGGTTATAAAAAGATCATTCTGTGTGGTTGTCCGCTGGAAGGCGAAAACGCCAAAGGCAACAAATATGACTTTTTCCGGGATGGATGGAAGAAGAACATCGACAAAGTAAAAGATAATGTCCGCTCAATGTCCGGGTGGACCATGGAACTTTTGGGCGCACCGGATGAGGCATGGTTGAATGGTTGATTTTATAAACTACAATGAATACACTTACAACGTCATCCGCACTGGAAACGGCCATTGGACGGCAAGGGGGCTGAATTATGCTGATCGCTGGCCGTATCATCAAATTGCAATCGACATTATCCGCTCGTTGAGAATTGACGATCCTTCGGGCGTTCTGGAAATCGGCGCCCTGGGCGCAACGTTGGTTAAAGGAAGCGACACTCTTGATTTTGACAACGACGAATTTAGAATCACCGGATACAATGACCAGCCGACCATCAAGCATGATTTGCGTATCATTCCGTGGCCTGTTGAAAAGCATTACCGGCTGATAATCGCCCTGCGCGTCTGGCATCACCTGAAGCCTGTTGAGCGGGAGGCATTTCTCGAAGCAAAACGCATTGCTGATAACGTTCTTATCGTTTGCCCGGAAGTCAATGTCAGGGGGCG